AATTTGATTAGCATTTTCCTCATCATCAGTAACATATTGTACTTGAGGGAAAGGCATAATTTCTAATCCTTTATCAACCATAAACTGGTTAATTGAATTGATATGGTCTTGAAGTGGGTCCGCTTGTTGTTCTAATTTTAAAGTAGCTAATTTAGTATAATATTTAGGATCTTCTTTCAAATGATCAATAGCAATTTTTCTAGCTACTACAGGATCATCGGTATGTTCTTTTTCAACCTCAATTCCTATTTTTAATTGTTCAGGATCAATTGATGATGGATCACTTACCTCTTTTAAAGAAATAGTAATACCTTCATCGTTATTATTAATATTAAAATCCTCAGGAGTATAATTTTTTACTAATCTATCTGAAAAGATAAATCTAGATTGAGATACTGGTTTGATTTTTAATAATTTTGATAAAGATGATACTTGTTTAAATAAAGGTAATATTTCATCCCTATATATTTTAGATACTGTATTTCTTCTCTTAATATTGTCTAATGAGGTAGAATTTGGAGGTAAATTAGGTTCATATTTTGGTTTAGAAAAATCATTATCTTCAAACCATCCTATTTTCAATTCAAAATAAGGAGATTCAGTAGGTTGAAATGTTAATCTAACAAAATAAGTGTTTCCTTTAGAATCATTATATAAGAATAATCCCTTTTCCTTTTGATTATATTCAAATATTTCACCATCAGGGTTAACAACCTCATCCATTAATTCATCCTCTTGAATTAAGAATAAATTTTCATGTACTCTACTATTCATTGCCTCTAAAAATTCAATAGCAGTAATCCCATCAGGTATCATTTTTTCTATAGTAGCTATATCTCTATCTCGTACTGCTTTTCTTAATTCAGTGGCACTAAAATTTTCTATAGTACCAATGTCGACAATATCTGCATTTGGGTATTTACCTGATTTGGTAATTGAATCAAATCTTGATCCTTCTTCTTTACCAAAAGCAGCTAAAAAGTTTTCATTAGGATTGTTTTTTATAATATCATAAACATCACTAACAGGAGTAGAACCTTGTGCTACTCTAATTTCAACATTATCAGGAAATAATTTTTTATATAAATTCCAAACTCTTAAAGATTGATCTAAATTTACCCCATCTCTATCTTTAGGAGAAACAATTACAATTACTTTATCTCCAATTTCGGCTGATCTTTTAACTACCTCAAAGTGACCTTTATGAGGTGGTTTGAATGCTCCTGGATATAGTATTGTTACTTTATCATTAGGGGCTAATTCTTGTATAATATCTTTAATTAAGAAATCCATTAATTTTTGATTTAGCTGTTTCTATTGAATCAAATTCAGGTAATGTTTGTACCATTTGTTCAATGTCTTTGTTTAATTGTTCTTTTTCTGCTTTTGATTTTGCTATTTCCTCAGGGGATTTTGTTTTGCCTGATTTAGTTGGAGAGGCATCAAAATATGGTTGAATTTTATCAAGTGAAAATGATGTATCTACCTCTTTTGGATTATTATTAACTAATATAAAATCATCACCAAATACCTCTTTATATGTATCTATATTTTTATTTACATCCCTCCATGTTCTCAAAACAATAGAAGGTAGTAATGATCTTTCTCTTTGTGAATTTCTTTCCAATGATACTAAAGGTGATACATAAATCATTAACATTAATGTTTTATATCCTAAGGCCTCTAATTCTGATTTTTTCTTAAGTAATGGTTTTGAGGCACCACCTGTTCCATCAATAACAACATCTTGTAGTGATTCTAAAGCCTTAGCATATTTTTCTCTAGTGGCTGCTTGAGCCTTACCCATTAATTTGGCGGCTTGAGATAATTCATCTGGGGTCATTTGAGTTAATTTTTGACCAATACCAGCGGCTTTTAATAGTTCCTCATAAGTATCATCTACATTAATTACTTGTAAATTTTGAGGAATAATTTGTTTAGAGACATATGATTTACCAGATCCAGCAGGACCAGCCATAAAAATTGCTTTAGGAGAATCAGATGCCTCTAACAGTAAGTCTACAAGACGTATCATTAATTATAAATATCACAAAACACGTTTTACCGAAGTTTTAAATTCAGTAAATATAGGTGAATCATTTGGGTTTTCTAAATCAAATAATCTTCTAACTGTTTTAAAAATATCTATATTTTCCTCAAATGTACGAGTTGGTAATACTACTTCCCATCCCTTACCACTCATTTTTTCTACATTTAATTTACGTTTAGAGGATTTTAACCATAGTATACCATAGTTATCTATCTTTTTACCATAACATTCCTCATAACACTGTCCATAAACAGCAGTCTGAATTTCATAAGTTGTTTGAATATAGTTAGATGTTTTTAAATCTAATAACCAAATTTTACCATCAATTTCACAAACTAAGTCACAGGTACCTGCTACCTTTAATTCATCAGAAAATAAATGTACCTCAGTTTCAATTAATTTAGGATTATAAGTTTCCCAAAATTCAACAAAACGTAAAAACATTAACCAAATATCAGGATCATACTGTGGTGTACTATATTGGTTTAAAAAACTAACCTCTTCTCCATTTAAATAACTTTCGGCCATTTCATGAACCTTTGTTCCGTCATCGGCTGCTTTTCTAACAATATAATCTGCTGAGCGACCCATGTTTTTAAGCCATTCCTCAAAGTGTTTTCCTTTTGGGTAGTAACCTAATACATAAGTTACTGATGGGTAGTACTGGCCGTTTCTTCTATAGTATCTAGAGTCTGGGAGAGTAATTTGTTTGTGATCATCAGAAATTTCTAAAATTCTGTTGAATGAATGTTTGATTTTACTCATAGCATGATTTTCTTTTTCATTAGCATATCATATGTTAATGTTGGTGTTTGTTGTATAATATTTGTAAAGTTTTTAAATCCTAATTCATTTGGATCTTTATCTTGCATTTCAACCAAATAAACTTTTTTCCCAAAATCCATTAATGTTTTACAATGTTCTAAAGCATCTTTAATTGCATCTTTATCTAAGGCAATGTATACTTTTTCTACAGCAGATGTAACTAATTTTTTCATTAATTTTTTAGAAATAATTTTACCAAATAATGGTACGGCATTTCGTTTTATCGAAATAGCATCAAATGCTCCCTCACATAAAACAATAGGAGAATGCCAATTAACAAAAAATTCAAACCCAATAATGTCTTTAGAGACTGAAGGGTTTAATTTATTGGATGATATAAAGGATCGAGAAACAAAATAATTTAATTCCCCATTTTCATCATATGAGGGAATAATAACCATACTTGCATATCTTCCACTCTCACAATATCCAATATTATATCTAAGTATATCTTCTTTAGTTAATCCTCTAGACTTCAAATATTTTAAAGCATGTTTGCCTATTACATCATTTGGTGATATTGAATGTAATGGTTTAAATTCTTTAGGTAAACTAATTTTTCTTGTTTCAGTAACAGCATCCCCTAATGGAATATTTGATTTAACTAAAGATGATAATTCCGATAATTTTTCAGATGGTGCTCCTACTTGTTTAAATAATGTAGCTAATTTCTTACCTTTTTTATTACAAACCCAACAATGCCAAGGATTCTCACCTTTTGTATTTTCGGAAAAATTGATTTCTAGTTTGGGTTTATGATGATTACAAAATGGACATTTATATGCCTGGTTGTTCCTGGCTGTAGAATGACCTTTTCCTAATACAGAATTGGTTAAAGTAATTAACAATTGATTCACCACAGTAGTGAATATAATAAATTTATTTTAATTAGCAAAGTCTCTTTTATAAAACTTGCCTAAAATATTATCATTGTATGATAAAGGGGATATAAGTACATCCTCTATTATTTGATATTTCAGCTCATAGTAAGTGAGTTCTTTTTTATCACGGGCGAAGTATAATATTTGACGAGTAAATCTATCTACCCCTATATTCTTAATGTCTTCGCGCAATTCTTTACTAGAGCCCCAATACGTAGACCAATCACTTTCACATTGAACAACTTTGGTGGTTGGTTTACGACCTGGGCCTGTTTGTTCTGCTATTTCTTTTTTGGTTAATTTTTTCTTTTTATTGTGATATAAGAATTTTTTACCAATATAGAATTGACCTGTTTGATTGTTGGTAACTCTATAAATGAAACCAAATGTATTGGGAGGAAAATCCTCAATTGAGTTAATAAATTTATAAGAAACTCCATCTCCTATAACTTCTTCATAAAACCATCTTGACATAATTTATTTGTCTATTTTGACATAAATAGTCATATCTGTTGTTCTTGATGAAGGTAATGGTTGAGATAGTTTTCCTACGGCCAATAATTCTCTATTTTCATTGTATAAACCAACAGTAGTAATATAAGGTGCAAAGAAAGAACCAGTTATAAAATCATAAGCTTTACCTGTAATTTGATCCTCTATTATAGTTGGATTCTGGGAGAAGTTGAATTCATTTTCTCTTAAAGTACATTTAAATAGTGTTTCATATATAGTATATGAGGAAGAAAATGAGCACGTTATATTAGATGAATTAATAAAATTTTCTATAAATGAGTTAACCTCTGATCCATATACACTAGTTCCATATATTGCTGTACCGTAAGTATCACCAGCACCACCATCATTAGTTATAATAGCTAAGCCATGTTGATATATTATATTACCTCTAATAGTATTATCTGCTGAGTAGACTAAATTACCTTGTCCATCATCTGTAAAACTACCTGAATCTGCTGATATTTTAAATGATCCTGGTTTGATTTGGTCACCAAATATGTTTTGAGGAATAGAAATAACCCCTATTATTTCATCAGAGGCAGTAGGAAAATATCTAGATTGGGTTAATGTATTTTGTAAATAGTTGTAATTGTTTGTTGTGTCTCTAGGTCCTACAGTTCTATTTCCCTCGGAATCAAAACCAAATATAGTACTAGTAACAGCGGCTAAATCTCCGGTGGATGAGGATATATAGTTAGAATAATAAAGATGTTTTACCGAATCGTATATTAATCTTTGATAACTACCTGTTACTACATATCCTGTAGTAGGATCAGTTGATGGATTAAAACTGCTAGTTAAGTTTTTTCCTAGATATCTATCAATTAAAACACTAGATCCAGTTAAAGATGATGCTCCCTGAAAGGTAAATCCTTTGTTTACCTCAAATGGACTAATTATTATGTCCTGGACGGTTAGTGATTTGTAAGCACCCATTCATTTTAGAAATCTAACTTAACTCTAACTAAAGCTTCTTTAGTGAAGTCTTTCTGGAGTGGTTTACTTAATTTAGCAACAGCCAATAATTCATTATTATCGTTATACATCCCAACAGTAGTAATATAGGTTACTGGGTTGTTGATGAAGTCTGTATAGATTATGTCACCTGTTGATCCTGAGATGAAGCTAGGATTTTCTGTATAGTTAAATTCACTGTTTCTTACACGAATAAAAACATAATCAGAAGTAATAGTTTCTTGTGAATTAATTGTGAATGAAGCTCCTGTTTTAATCAATTCATACATTTTTTCATTTAATGATTGAGATGTATTAACTGCAGAGGCTGTAATGTTTGTTGATAAACCACCACCAGCAACAGGAGAGGCAATTGCTCTACTATTTAATAAAATTATTCCAATATCAGGTAGTAAGTAACCATATGATCCTGAGTTTTGTGTATATCCATTAGAGAATGTAGTATTTACAATCCCAGCAGAACCACTTACTAATTGGTATACTCGACCGGAATCAAGATAAGTAATTGTGTTAGTTACTTTACTGTTATCTGTTAAAGTAAGTTTACCAGCACTACTACTTAAAACTAAAGTTAATGAACCAGGTAATAATGATTCTTTATATCTTGATCTATCAAATGATATTGCATGGAATTCAGAAGCAGTATAACCACCAAATACAAAATCAGAATTTTCATCTCCTAAAACTAAAGTACGGTATTGACCATAAATTGTTCTAGAATATGATGAACCTGTTATTGTAGGGTTATATAAAACACTTCCACTACCAAATTTATTACCATAAGCAATAGAAAATTGTACCTCAGATCCATTTAATGTAGATGCTGTTTGATAAACATCTAAATAATAATTTAAAGATGTTGCACCTTGGGTGGATGAGGTAAAAAATTGAGTTAATGCTGGTGAGTTAGTTGACCATAAAGTTGAACTAATTGCATCAGCACTTATAACAAAATCTTCTGTGTCTAAACGTTTAAATGACATTTTCTATTATGCTTTAGTTATTGTTACAGGAATTACTAAACGAGCTCCGCTATCATTTCCTATTACAGTTAAGGTAGCTTGAATTGAGGTTACTGAGGTGAATAATGTATTAACTGTAGTTCCTCTTAATTGGAATGAAGTACCAATTATTGTTTTAGAAACATTAGTACCTACGGTTACAGTAGCATTTAGAGCAGTTACCGCAGGAGTATTTATTCCAACTCCCGTAAATGTAGATAATGTTCTAACATCAGAAATAGTAGCGGTATAACCACTAGTTTCAAATACATTAGTATTACCTAAGTAGTTTAATGTTTGGGGTGTTAAAGTTAAAGATGCTCCTTGTTTTAAAATAATGGACGAAATACCTAAATCCAACACAGGCAATTTAGCTGTACCACGAGGTAGAGTAGCTAATTTATACTTCATTATTTGATTCTCATTAGGAAAAGCCTCTAGTAAAGGCATGTTGTCAATCGCTTGACCATAAAATGCTGATCCTGAGGGATGAGTGGGGTTATACATTGTATAATCAATCTCATCATCTGATAGAGCAAATTGAGTAATTGCAAATGAGCCATCACCGCGTGCCAATAATTCTCTACCTTTTGTAGTTAGTATTGCATCAACAGTTACAGCTGTATTATTTAAGTATGCCATAATTTATTATAAATATATCTATTCTATGATTTTTTATATTAATCCTGCTTTTCTAGCCACCTCATATACATCAACATAAGGATTGAAATTAAAGGGTACAGCAAATCCGGTAACTGTTTTTTCAACAGATCCATAAATCTCCATATTATTTTCATCTAGAGAAGCACTTATAATAGCACTTCCTGATGATAATAATCCAGCAGAATTACCAGCTAAATCAACTAAAGAAATAGAGGATGATTGTGGAAATAATGTTTTAACCATACCAAAATTATAATTAGTATTTCCATTTAAAGCTATTTTATTTCCATCTATATCTACTAAACTTAAAATATGAATTACAGAAGTAGAAGTTCCTTGGTCTACATAATCATATTGAGCAACATAATCAGCATATCTTTCAATTACTGGTTTATTTGCATAACTAGTATCGTTTACAGTAAATTGATTTATGTTAGCACCATATAATTTACTTCCTTCATATCTTGAATTAATGTGTCTTCTTAAAGTATAATTTGATGGTTGTACTTGAGCATATATTGCCGAACCACTCATTATAGAGTCAAAGTTAACAGGAATATTAGGATTGGATGAATAATCTACATCAAAATATTTATTTGATACTCTATTAGAATATACATTACCGTATATAGCATTGTAGTCGTCAAAATCATTTATATCACCAGGAAAATTTTGTTGAGTATAAACTGTTGGATCTAAATAATATGTTGATTGAGCTGATAAATTTTGGGTAGAAAATGACCAATTAGAAGTAGTATTTATAGAAGCACTAACATTAGTATTTCCACCATTGTAAACATATTTTACAGAATAACTACCACTTTGTAAAGATAAATTACTTATAGTTAATATAGGATTAAATTCAAGTCCTATTCCTATATTCCATGTTGTAAAAGCTATTGTATTTCCATCTCTATCTAAATAAATAGAAAGCGAATCAGTTCCTGAGCTGTTTATTATGCTACCGGATATTGAAATATTTACATCAACAACATTATAATAATTAGGGGAATAAGAATATGTACTAGTATTAAAATATGGAGATGATTGGATTAAGTTATTAAAATTAATAGTACCTATCCCTATACCTCCTCCAAAAAATGGTGTACTAGCTGATATTATTTGAGAACTTGCATTTACTAAAAAGTTTTGAGTATCCCCAATAGTAGGTTGATAACGTTTATCTAGTAAAGGATTATTTAATAATGATTGTGTTGTAACAGTTAATACTGTACCTTCTAATTCACCATTATAAAATTCAGCATTATCATTGTGGGTAATATTAAATATCCCTTCAGGTCCACTAAATGATTCTGTAAAACTACTTGATTGGTTAGAATATAATCCACCATTATCCCCACTAAACAAATATATAGTATCACTTCCAGAATGGTGTTCTATAGAGGCTGTATATTCGGGACGAGTCCAGCTTACTTGTGGTTCAGGATATTTTGGTCTTTCTAATATAGTTGGTTTAATTATGATACCTGTTGAAATGCTTGTACGAGCAGGAACAAAGTCCTTAATTATTTTAAACAAAGCATTATCAAAATATTTAATTAAACGAACATAATCAGAGTAATTATATGGTGAGTCGTATTTTTGGAAATATCCATTTCTTAATAACGATAAATCACTATATGATTTATTTGAAACTTGTCTTGGATCACCAATGTATTCACCAATATTAAAATAACCTAGTTGTTCAATTATATCTTTATCAATTTCATTTTGAGGAGAAAAACCAACCTCTAATAAATTATTATTATTTGAAATACTACCTATTGAAGGAGTTACTTGAGATAAAGAAGATAAAGGTGATAATACATCTCCTGATGGAATGTTATTATTTTGTAGTTTTATTTTATTTGATACTCTATTTAATAATCCAACCCCAGGTTCATCATAATATAAAGTCTCTACATTTGGTGAAAATGTTGGGGTTGAACTAAAATAAAAATCACTATCGGAGATAAAGGAGGATGTTGTTACCCAACTACCATCAACCTTAGGATGAATAGATACAGAACTAGTATATAATTGACTACCTAAGGCTGCTCTAAAAGATAAAGTATTACTACTTTCAATCGAGTAATGATTCATTACAAAATCATTAAACGAGGACTCAGGTAATGGTTGAGTATAATATCTTAATTCTTGTAATGATCCTGAAAATCCAATATATGTTCCTGAGGATGATGCAAAGTAACTTATTACACTAGCACTCCATAAAGTAGGAATGGCTAATGAGGAGGATGATTGGAAACCAATTTTATTTCCCTCATAACCATCATATATATTATTTTTAGCATATAGAGTATATCCTATACTACTACTATTAATTAATATAGACCACCATCCTTCATTAAAGAAAGGTAAATAAATACTTGCAGAATCAGTTCCTGAGATGAATTTTAATGTACCGTATTGGTTATATGGGTTTGTTGATGATCCTGAGTATGATCCTGTTATTAAATTTGATCCGTTATATTCTAGATATATTCCTAATCCTTTATCAGTTGACCATAAACTTTGGGAGTAGTTTGTTGGGGGAACAGATTCGGCTTTAAATCTAAAAGCAACAGCAGAAGGAACATCATCAGGTGAATTCCAAGAGGAATTTAAAGCAAATGATGATGATATGAATTGAGATCCTGTTGAAGAATAAGCATAGTCGAACCTATCTTCAAAATAATCCCAATCATTGGTGTTGGTTGTATTTTTTCCTCCAAATTCAACTGTTTGAATTATAGTACTAGGAACTCCAAAACATGTTAATAATGTTCTTAAACCATCAATTGTACCTTTTTTCTTAAGTAAGTAAGGTAAATTATGATATAATCTTTTATAAATTAATTTTTGAGCATCATCAAACGGAATCATTTCCGCAGATGATGTTACGTAATTTGTAATTACTTCACTTCCTGTAGGAGGTAACAATGAACCATTAGATGTGATTCCTAAATATGATGTAAATAAATCGCTTGTAGAAAAACTACTTTGATAAATGTTTATACCATAAGAACGTAAAGCATCGGCAACTAAATCTTTAGAAATACCACCACTTAAATTATTATCTCCATCTTGTCTATTTTTAATTGCTTGAGTATATAACCAAATTTCATCAAATAATTGAGCAACCATATCAACAAAAAGTTGGAATTGGTCATTGTCTGGATCCTCTTGAATGTACTGAGGTAAGACATTATATAGATAATTTTGATTTTCATTATCATATCTTGATGAAGATAATGATTGTTCATTATACCAAGTTATGACTTGAGCAGAACCGGTTGAATATAATGTATATGGTTTGGTTGGTGTTGATTTAGGCCATGATTTTGAACCTGAATCGTAGTATAGAAAATAATCATAACCGTCAAATTTGGTTATAATATCGTTTATTTTAGATTGAATTATAGCTTTGCTCGATGATACCTGTATAGTATTAGGTAATGTATCTAATACGGTAATATCATTATTATATGATTCAATTAATGATGCTTTATAATAAAAATTAGATAATCTTTGTTCGGCAGAACTAAAGAATATAAAGTTATTAAAATCGGTATAATCAGTATTTAATTCTACTCTTCTTTCAGCTAGTAGACTATTTAATTGATTCTGTAGTCCTGTTGAGTTGGAAGAGAGTGTAGTAAGTGTTTTAAATTCGGTAGAATTATTTACTTGATCTTTTACAGAAATGTTAAAATTAGGTCCTTTTAAAAATATTCTATCGTCAAATTCTACTTGATCATTTATAAATTCTACTTGATATGCTAAAGGATCAGAAACTTTTTCAACAACCCATAACTGTGTTTTAATATCATAAGTTGGAGGAAGAGGTTCATATAATTTTATTAAAATAGTATTTTTTCCGTCAGTTGTATCTAGAGCTATATTAGTTGCTAATAATAGATTATTACTATTAAAATTTAAATAAAAACCATTAAATACAGGAGAATTATTAAAATCAATACTAAAATTATCAAATGATATTTTTATTTCATCATTTGTTAAGTTAGTAGTATCTAATCTTAATTCGGTTCTATCATTAGATATTTCACTAATATAATATTGAGAAAATACAGAGGAATCAAGTTTATTTCTTAAAAAATTATAATTAATGTTGTAAATCCCTGTATTAAGAATATTAACCTCTAAATCTCTAACGGGATCAATAAATAATTCTTTTATTTCATTATTATCAACATTAGTATTTTGAACAGTATAACTAACATTAACAGATTGAATTAAAGTATTGTTTAAATCATATACCCATCCCTCTATAGAATCTGTTTCAACATTAAAACTACTATCAGTTGATATACTAGTAACTAAAATACTATCAGATATATCTAATATTTGATTTTGTTGATTTATAGGGGTTGTTTGGGTTATTGTGGTTTGTGTCATTATTGTCTAACTTGAGGTCTTGATCTTTCTGGGGTAGGACGTCTTGCTCCTCCTACTTTAAGTTGTGTACTTCCTCCTGAGGGTAATGTTTCAGTTGGTGCTTCTGTAGAGGTAACTTGAGGTTTTTTTCTAGTAGTAGAACCAATTTGATTTAAATTAGCATTTGATTGTTCTGTTGGATTTACACTTTCTGCTTGAACGGTAATAACTTGTCTTTGTAATTCCAAATTTTCTTGACGAAGTTGATTAATTTCTTCTAATAATGCTTGTACTTCTTCACTTACAACATTTTCATCAATATAATTACCACTTTTATTAATTAAGTATTGGTGTGAGTTAATTTCTCCTAATTTTGGAATTTGAAAAAATAAATTATCATATGCTTGAAAAAATTGATTTACATCAATAGTTTGAGCAACAGATGCAGTAGGAGAAGAAATAAGTTGAGTGAATTGATTATCAACTACCTGTCCAAATTGGGATTTATTATACCCTGTTTTAGATATAATTATTTTTTCACTCATTATCCATTAATTACCTTAAAATAATAACTATCATCAGAAATTATAGTTTGACCATCAATTATAGTTTTTATTAAAAATTTATAATATCTTTCTGGTTCTAATCCATTCATATAAACAGTAAAATAATTACTGGTTGAATCTGCACTTATTTTGGTGTAGGTATTGTCAAAATCTACAACATATTCATTTGTATCTAGATCTTTAATAGCCCAATAAGATGAGGTAGGTAAAAAATAGTTAGTTGTGTATATGGATGAGGTTGAGAAAGTACGAGGAGGATAAGCAGGACGAGCATTTACTCTAATTTTTGCTATACTTCCACTATAAAAATAACCAGAGTTATTAGGTAATGTTAGTTTAAAACTAGAATTAGTTAATATACTAGAGGTAAGAGATCCAGTTAATACTGTAGAAAAATCATCCCATTTAATTTCTAAGCATGGAGGATAAATTGTATGTGTATCAACAGAAAAATATCTTAGTTCAAATGCTGATCCAGAACTAAATTCTATAGAATCATCTTTTTTAATTATAAACCCATTATTAGTAATAGATCCACTAGCAAATAAATCAACAGCATCCGTTACATTAAAGTTTATATCTTTTGAAGTTGCGTATGTAAACGTTTGAGTAAAGGGTAATGATTTATTTGGGTATTCATAATACCAATCACCACCACCAATATTATTTGAAGGATATGATGATGTTACATATGAATTATAAGGAAAAATAGACCATGTTCCTGATCCTGATTCTTGGGTAAATTTCCAACTAACCCCATTATCGGTTATAGGACTATCTTGATAATGACCAGTTCCCATAACCCAAGAACTGTATATTGGGTAGCAATATAATGTGTAATTTAGGGGAATATTAGAGGCATATGCTAAAAATAATCTTAAATTAGCTTGCCATGTTTTACCTGATATCTTGTTATTGATTATATCAGTAATTTCTGATTGATTGAATTGTAATAAAGGACGACTAGAATATACTACTTGGTTATCAGCTATTGTTGATAATTCTAAGATCTCATCCAACCCTGTGTTTTCAGAGGGATATTGTGAATACAGAGTAGCATCCTTTTCAGGAAAAATTTTATAAACGGCCATTTATTATAAATATTGATTTTAGAAAGATACTACTCTTCCTTGGATATCGCTATTTGGATACTTGATTTCAAAAATAGAAGGATCTAAAGATGGATATATAGTACCATTTTGTGTAGCACCTTCAATATCATAAGCATATTGGGAATATCCATTTATAATTCCTGATTTGTTATTTATTAGTATATTTTTTACTGTTTGTACACCTTGAACTTTACTTAATTCAATATATAAATCTTGCAATACAATTGGTTGGTTTATTGACCATTTATCAACATTGAAATAAGTTTGTAAGGTATTAATACAGTTTATTAAAATATCATTACTATTAAAGTTAGGTAATACGATAATTTCAAAATCAACACCTATATTAATAACAAATCCATCTCTAATTCTAACAGAATCGTTTATCATTCTATATTCTGCTAGGTATGTTTTTAGATTGTTTTTTACTGTATCGGAAACAGTTGTTAATTTTTTATTAGCATCATACCCTAAAACATATAAATCTAGAACTGATGGTGTTTCACCAGGTTGTAAATTTTCGATTTTAACGGCCTCGGTATAAGCTTTAGCAACAGATCCATAATTGGAAGGCATTGACAAAGCACGAACCAAATAATCAGATGGGGTAACATTTCGTAATTGTGATTGAAAAGTTACTAAAGAGTTTTGTCTAATTTCCTCTAATGTGTCTCCATCAGAACCACCAGATGCGGCCTCAGGGTTTGTAATGGCTACTGTTCCAAAAATATAATTGGATGTAGTTGGATCTAAATTAGAATTAATAAATGAAATATTTGATGAATTAACAATTTGAGTTAAAGTATTAGCATCAATATTGGATGTAACTCCACCACCAACTAAATATCTAACGGTCAATGTTGTGTTAGATGGTGCAATACCATAGGTATCAGTTTGTAAGAAATTAGTAGGATCAAATGCTGTTGTTAATTTACTTTGTTTATATGGTAATCCTAAACCTACATTATCTGAATTAGGAACTATAATCTCATCAATATCTCCAGTTGTACCTGAACCAAATTGAAGTTGGAGATTACCTGTTGAAGTAAAACGAGAAACAAATCTTCTTGGTGTTTTTCTTAACCTTAATAAATAAGGAACATCTGTGTCTTGATAAGTATTAGGATCATTTGTATTTGTATTTCTAATACTATCATATATCATTTCTTGACCTAAATAAGGTACTTCATACCAAATATTTCCATCACTATCGGTTATATCTAATACTTGTAAAATATTAGTGTCGATAATGTTTACTGTGGAAAATTCCTCAGGAGTACCAAATGTAAAAGTTGTTGATTTTACTTGAGCCGATATAGCTTGTCTTGTTTTCTTTAATAAGAAATATTGAGGATTACCTCCTGATGTTTGGTATACTGTGGTTTCTGTAGGGTCAGTTGAACTTGAAAAAGTAAAATTTACATTATCCTGAATAAGAAAGAAGGTATTATTTAGTGTTCTTATTTGAGTATTTTCAGCAAATTGTAAAGTATAATTAAAATCAGGTACATATACCGAACCACTTAATATAGAAGGAACTTGTTGATATATATCAATATTTACTGTTGATGCTTTAGTAACTTTTGGTCTATATCCCATCATATATGCTAACGTGTATATATTTTGAGATTGTTTAGCATATTGTAAAAAGGTTTCTTGAATTTGGTTATCTAAATAAAAAGATAAAACATCACCTACATAAGAGGCCATTTCCATGAACATCATTCCAGGAGAAGATGGACTAAAGTCATTGTAAGTATTAGGGAAATAGGTTTTAGTATAGTCTATTAAAAGATTTTTTAATCCTTGAAAATCCCTATTAAAATATTTTATATCTTTATTATTGGCCATTATTAAAATTTATTTGTATGTTATCGGTTATTCCCGTATTAATTATAGAATAGTTAATATCAATAAATACGGTATTATAATCATAATTAGGGATTATATTTACTGTAGCTTGAACTGAGGGGAAATATTTGTTTATATCACTTTCGATTTTAAATGCTATATTTTCTAAATTTTCATTTAATATTTGTTCAAAAATATAATTTCTTATTCCTGCTCCAAAAGAAGGATTTAATGGTCTTTCTCCAGGGTTAGTAAGTAAATAATTAATTAAATTATTTCTTATAGCATCTTTAGTAATAAAAGTAGAATCAAAAACAGAAGGTGCATTAAAAGGAAGAGCAACACCCACGGCTTTACGGGGGTTTTGATCTATTGGGAATATTTTCTTTGCACCAAATGCCATTATTTAGCGCTCATTAAGGCCATGATTTGATCCAAACCTACATTTCCTTCAGGTAAAGTACCATTAGCAGCATCTACAGAACGAGGAATATAAGTTCCAACATCACTTGTTGTTTTAGATATTGTTGTAGCACCTGGGGTAAAGTCGGTCATCATTTGTGAATAGAATGATCTTGTTTTTTGAGAAAAATCATTTACTGGAGGAGTAGCAATTTTTGATTCATTTACAACTCCTAATCCATTGTTACCAACAGGGGTTCCCTCTAATGTTAATTTAGGAGAACGTACTGCTTCCAAAAGAATATCTTTTAATTCTTCTTGAATTGCTTCTCTTACGGCTTCTTTAATTAGTTTTTTAAGACCTTTAGTATCCATCTTGTATAAATATTTATTTAATCGGCTTTTAAATTATCTCTATCAATTATTAATTTTAATTCCTCAATTAGGGTTTGATTATCTGTAGTAAAAGATAATTGTGTTTCAATTAATTTAATACCACTTTTATTTATCCCAATTGCTCTTCTTCTAGTTAATTTTTCATTAAATGGTACTTCTTCTATTTCAAATGTAAAACCTTTATAAGTATTATCATTATTAGTAGAATTTAGCTGAGTAGTTATATCTGTTAAACTACTTGAAATACCTAATAAATTAGCATTAGGATCACACAATAATATAATTACATCTAATATACTAAGTAAATTAACTGCTGTTTTAATATAACCGCTTGTTATAGTTAAAGGCATAGCAGCCGAATCAAAAATTGCTTTTAATTTAGATAATTTAGGTGAACCATCTGATGTAAATAAAAGTGATAACTTGGTTGCCAATAAATCATTTAAGGTTGATGTTACTACACCAGGTATGCCTGGAGGGGCAGGGACGAATTTAGCGGCTAATGAGGTTGCTTTACTTGCTATGTCTAAAGTTTCTAATAATGTTAGAGAAATATTATAGGCCACTAATTGAGCATTTAATGATTCGTTAAATGAATTTAATCTATTACCAACATTGTTTAAGTTATTTGTTAATCTATTTCTTAAAATAATGGTTTGTTCTAATTTTTCTTTAGAGGGACAAATATCTAATAATGTTTTAGGATCAATCTCACCACTTAGAATTTTATTTAAAAACTCAGGATCTGTTCCTAATTTATCAGCATTTTTCAGTCCAAAATCTTTAATATAAGATATGATTTGGGGTTGAAATTGGTTAAATATTGTTAATCCTAATTTTAGAATTAATTGACCAAACTTGGCTGATCCTTTAGCTTTTTGATTTTCAGGTACAGATTGTTCAACAACTTTTAAATTTTGTTGTTCTCTAGTTAGTTCAGCATTTTCCTTATCACGTTGAGCTGCTTTTTCTTGTCTTCTTTTCCGTATTTGATCAAAATTTTCAGTCATTATGTAGTATAAATATCGTCAGACAAGATGTTATTTGTGTTAACTTTCCCTAAAGCATTTTTCAAAGATTCAGCAGCCGATACAATAGCGGCCAATTGTGTTCCTGAAGGTTGTGATATTTGGGATGAACAAATAGTGGCAAATGTATTTAATGCTGTTATTAAAGTATCTAATTGAGTTTTTAATGTATTTCCTAATACAACTTTTTCAGTAGCATCTTTACTACCTAAATACACTTTATCAGATTCTAATATAATATCACCTCCGGTTTCTAAATTTATTGATGTAAATGCACTTAAATTAATGGATTTATTAGAACGTATCAATATATGATCATCACTAGAATTTAAAACTAATCGTCCAGATTTAATTAAAATTTGTGGTTTATTATATTGGTTAGTAGCTATAGGAGCATCATTTGATGATTTATAACTTGGATAAGATGATGGTAAAGATATTCCTAATTTTTGAGTAGAGGTTAAATATATTGAACTTGGATCAGTACTTGGGTTTTCTATAGTAGGTAAATATCCTACACTACCTGCATTAGGATCTTGTCCGTTTTTTAAAATAGTAATAGGGTCACCGTTTTGAGACCCGGTTGACCAATTATTTAATGGTTGAGACCCACTTATAACAGTGGAACCAAATCTAATAGAGTTACCAAATCTACCTTCAATAATAAAATCACCCTCAAATTTAGTTAAAGGTTTTATATTTGATTGTTCTGTAAATGTATTACCTAAATCAATTTCAGTAGAACCATCTTGTACTCTTCTAACTAATCCTCTTTCGGTTTGTTGATAATCTTGTTTTTGTGAATCAGGAATATCAGATATATTAAATATATTAGGGATAGCATTATGGTGAGGACTATTCCAAATATTTATAGGACATATATAATATGAACTTTGTCTATTTACATTATTCTGGACATCTGGATTAGGTAATTGAAAGATGTATATTAATTCGTTTTTTAAAGGATAATTGGTAATATTAGGGAAATAAGATTTAGCAAATCCTAAAGCACCATATGAATTACCTTTTATTTCCTTATAAACTACAGTTCCAATTCCGTTATAACCTCCTACAGTACTAAAGTACTTATTGTTTGTATCTAAAACAACATCAATTACTACAGAAGGAGAATAATTCATTATTTTTCAGGAGATTGTATTTTATTTATTTCGGCCAATAATTGTGCTTTTTCTTCATCACTAATACCCAATGAACCATCAGCATTATTTGTAGAATTTTGCATTGCTCTTTGGACAATGGCTGCTAATTTAATTAAATGTTCATCGTTTTTAACACCAATTTCCATATATTCTTTAATTAATGGAACAATCAAAGTAGCATCACCAATATCGTTGATAAGAGGTTTTAATTCAGAAATTAAGGCAGAAATTTGAGCTTCTTTCTTTTTAGAATTATCGTATATCTCTTTCATTAAATCAGCAAATGATTTTTTTCCAAAGATATTTACATCAAAATTAGACATAATAAATATATGTTATAAATATAAAGTTAATTAAAACTTTACATAACCATTTTCTATATAAAAACAATATCCATTTTTAAATATGTCATGTAATTTTTTAGAAATTTTAGTTATATGAGATGTTTTAACTTCAACCATTTCACGAATATAGATATAAAGAGCTTTTTTATTAAAGATATCTAAATTTTCTCTTTTACGAAATAATTCTAAAACAGCATCTGCTACTTTATAATCTTCTTCTTTTGGAAATAATTTGAATAAATTGTCATCACAATATTTTAAATATTTATCCATAAATCTAGATAATTTATCTAAACTATTTCCTTTTTCCTCTAAAATTTCAATATCATATTGAAGATCATTACTTAATGATTTAGAAAAATTACCTTCATTATCACCATCAAAATTAAAAGTATCAATATCAATATGTTCAATTTTCTTTTTATAGTTTTTAGTATTATTGAAAATTAAATAACGTTTAGCAATAGTTCCAAAATAAGAATATGCTTTAGCTCCTTTTGAAGGGTCAAATAAGTGAATTTTACTGAGTAGGAATGTGATTACCTCGTGTTGTAGATCTTCAATATTTTCAACTTCTGTATGATAGAATTTAAAAGTATGGATGATATTTTCTGTTAATTTAAAAAAAGCATAATGGATTTTATCTCTATATAATCGGGAACGATGTTCAAAATCAGTAGAATGATTATATTCCATTATAGCTAATTCAGTGTCCTTTGTAAAGTAAGGTATACTTTTTGCTTTTTTAGCCATATTAGTTTAAAATGTATTGTTTTAATTTATCAGACATATTTTTTACTTCTTTAAAAAACCATCCAATTTCATCATCAGATTTAAAAGCACCTAATGTATCTAGTTCTTGGATACGTTGTTCACAATAAAAAATATCTTGAGATAAATTATCTAAAATTTGTTGTTGTTTAATAGTAATATCCTCTAATTGTTCGTTTTTCTTCAATAAATTAAATGTTGTATAAATGAATACACAAGATACAATTATTAAAATATTTAACAGTATTATAATCATATATTAATTAAAAAAATCATCCATTAAACCTTTAAGTCCTTCACTTTTAACATTAGAAAGTGCTTTTTGTTTAGTTGGTTGTTTTTTAGATGAATCTGATTTGGATAAATTAAAGTTTGTCTTTTTGGTTGGTTGATCACTATTTAATTTAGGTAACCACTCTTGTTCAAATTCAATACGAGCGGCCATCAAATCAGCCTGATGTACTATATAAGGAAGGGATGTACGGGGTTTTTGTTCTGGGAGGTAAGTCATTAAATACTTTTTATTTGCCTCATCATATAAACCATCGTGAGTCTGAATGGTGATCATTTCATTAAAGGTATACTGAATACCATGAGACTGAAGGAGATATAAACCTCTATCGGGAACAGAAGCAAAAGATACCTTGGTATTAAACATATAATCTTCTCCAAGTTTATCCTTACGCCATTGGTCTGTCTGGGGAATATAGGCTTCATGTTCCTCATCCCCCATCTTACCAAGATCATGATTTAGAGCTGAAAAGATTAATTCCTCACGGGTATAAGTAGAGGAATCGGCTCCCATTTTTTCCCATAAATTATGTAACTCTATAGCACAATTAATAACACGGATAACATGATCAACATATCCGCCTGGGAATGAATTATGATATTCTTTTTTATGTGCGGCAGGCATCATAATTAATCTTTCAGAATATTGATTGTAAAATTCTAAAAGTCTAGAACCTCTATCTCCAGAAATTTCATTCTCAATAATATTGAGTAATATTTCCCAATTTTCTTGAATCTTCTCAGCTGTTAACATAACCATAATATAATAAAAGGATTAATATAATCCAAATCCTTCTTCAGGAGATAAAGGTTCTCTTCTAACCATTGATTGAAATTCCTCAATTTGGTCTTGGAGTTGTTCCAAAACTTGCATGTAGGTTTCAACAGGTTCTTGTCTTTGTACAATAAATTTTAAACGTTGGATATTACCTAGTATAACATCTAATCTACGTTCCATTAAGTCTCTATTTTTCATATAATTTTAATTGATTGTTTCATTATCACCCCCGGGTACCATTTTCCCCTTTTTCCCATTCATTCCTCTATTCACTTATGGCTCCTTAAACCGTAGCCCAAATATACAAGAAAGAAGTTATGAGGGCAAGTTTTCTTTATATAAGTCTTGAAATTTCTTCAAAACAGTACACTTTTCATACTCTTCTGTATATATAAAGTGATTCATGCATGCCTCTAAGGCAAACTTAAATTTAGGGTCTAAATTATTTTGTATTATTTGTTTATGTTTTTCAAAGTTAATTTCTTCCAAGTATTCAAAAGCCTTTCGATAAATTTGGCTCGTAATAAAATCTTTTACATATTCAACCTCAACTCCAGGATCTGCATGTGAAATTGAAAATCTTAAAATATTAGGAATATTAGATACCCACTTTTTAAACATTCCAACTTTATAAGCTGGATGTTCATATATATCTAAAACAGAAGATTCAACACTACCTTCACCCTCAGGGGAAAATAACCCAAAAATTCTATCTATATCCATATATATAAATATATGGTAGATTATTTTCTATAAATTGTATCTATTGTAATTTGGAGACTATCGTTTGTAACTTCTAATTTTTCACACTTTTCTTCTACCTTAACGTGATGTTGACCTAAAGCCAAAATATTAATTAATATAATAATTATAAAAAATATAAATATTAAAGAATAAGAGGTGGAGCGTTTCATAAACTTACTTTCGGCGTGATGTCGGTTTTGATAAAATTATATCTCTTAATTCACGCATTGCCTCAGTATTATTTTCAATTATATTCATAAGTTTATGTTGATCTTCACGAATATAATCATTCATTTCTTTTTGTAGATCATCTACTTTTTCTTTTAACCTTTCTTCACTTGCTAGCTGTCTTTTTAACAAATACCAAACGGCAGCAGCTAAGCCTAAAGTGGTAATTCCTAATACACCATATTGTGTTAAAATTCCAAAAACACCAAAATCATTGGTGGATTGTAAAATAGTTAAAAGCATATTTTAATTGGCTAATTTGCCAATAAATATAAAAAAGGGTCAAGCCCTCTACATAGCGCGCACATATCTCACACCACTCCCTTATACGTATATACAAATATATTTAATTTATTGGGTTATAATACTTTCCAAAGTTTTCAATTAATGAAATAGCATTTTGAATCTCAATTTCAAAAAATTCCCTATTGGACCTTGAACGACAAAATTCCAAATGTCGATGAAGGGCTTGTTCTAAATCATATGGTCTACCACATTTAAAACTAAATTCAACTTGCCAATCAACTAATGAGCCGGCATTGTTAATTTCGGAAACTCGTTTTTCTACTTGAGAGGTTGTAAAACCAATTTTCAAAATCCCAGGCCATCCTTCATTTGATAATATGTAAACAAAACCACCATTACCGTTTTTAGATAATGTTAGATTATCGCGGAAATATCGCTGTTTCAAGTATATAACATCCTCCCAACCATCATCCATGATTTTGGATGGAATTAATGTATAATGTGTTATTCCTCTTAAATTATGACCCCCACCACCATCAGGTTTAACTTTAATTATTTCAAAACTGGGATCATATAGACAATTAGATTCAACAAATTTCATGTAAGGAATATATGAAAAAACTTGGAAACCGCAAAGACTATTTATATACTTATATATGAAATCGAGGCAAAAAGATTTTTGACCCTCTTTTTTTACGTTCTTTGACATTTTGTTTCAAAAGGGTTATATCCAACTTGTGTGTTAAATTAATAGTATATATACGGATATATGGGTCGGCGGGTAAAGATTGTAAAAGGGCTGTTTATATATCTAACCGCGCCTCTTTATATCACCAACATCGCGCGCCTTCTGCGCGCGTGGGAGCGCGCAAAATAATCGCGCAAGAAAATCGCACAAAAGATGCGCGCAAAAAAAGCGCGCGATTTCTCGCGCGCCTCTCTACAACCAACAAACGGCACGCCTTTCGGCATGCCTGTTAACTAACACGTTATTCGGCTTTCTTCATGGCCGGACGACCACGTTTAACCGTTCCGACTTTAGCCAACCGTTGTTGTCTTGCACTATCCGGATTCACAGGTCTACCTAATGCAACATTGCCCTGTTTGGACAACCGCTCTTGTCTTGCACTATCAGGATTAACAGGACGACCACGTTTACCAGTTGATGGTTTAGACAAACGTTCTTGTCTTACACTATTGGGATCAACGGGACGACCTCTACGAGGTACATAACCGTTTTGTTTTTTATCTTCCATTTCTTTCAAACGTAATTGACGTGGTGAATTAGGATTAACTGGACGGCCTTTTTGTTTTGGTGTTACTGAATTTGTAGACATAACTTTTATTTATTTATTTATTATTATTATTATTTCTTTTTATTATATTTAAATATATGAAATATTTGTTTTGAATCTCGGATTATTGTTTGGGGTTATTATTTGAACGATTTTTTTCTAACTTAATAGTTAATGCTATTGATACCCCAACCCATAAAACCAAAACCAATATTACTAAAATGTTGTACATGTTATTATCTTTTATTATGATATAATTATACGAATGAATTGTTTTGGATCTCGGATTAGAAATTATTTATCTCCCAATTTGAATTGTTCGTAAACTTCATCGGCATCAATCTCTACATCAGTGTCGGGAAACATATGGACCAAGTACTTTATGAAACGTAAACGTAATTGGGCTTGTTCCATTAATCTTTGTGATTGTAAACATTGGGCTTCAATCATAGCATCACTTAAGTGGCTTTTGATTGCTAAACTTACTCTTATCATATCTTTCTTTATTATGATATAATTATACGAACGATCCATTTAAAACCACGTATCAATATTTGGGGCTGAATGGTATGCTAGTGGATGTGAGATCATCTTCCGCATCACCATTTGGATATAGCTTGGCCTTACACTCGGCCAACGTGCCCTTATGGAGCACACGAGCATTAGGATGTGATGGGATGGATTGACATATTGCTACCTGTCTGTTTCCCCATATGGTGGTATATTCGTAAGCTACAAACATGCTTATTTACCTAACATTACATTGTTGAAGTAGCAATCATCCAACCCAACCACTAGAGCATAATGCAATACACCCTCTATAAAATAGCGTTGTGTGGTATCTACCAACTTGTCTTTAGAGATCAATCTACCACGCTTCACACGAGATGGTTTATTGATTATCTTATTTGCATCCGCATCCGAGATGATAAATTGGCTTCCAACACGTGTTGCCTCTACTTGTGTGTCTTTTATTATTACTTTCATTATGTTTAATTATACAAATAAATTAAAGGGGACCTAGGATCAAAGTCCTAGGTCATCCCTTTCTTTAATCTTCATATGTTTCAAAATCTTCAATTTCTTCTAATTCATCAATATAATTTTCTATTACTTGACTAAAATCTTCCAAATCAAAATTGTGAGCATTTTCAATGTTGTCATCAGCTAATTGTTTTACTTGATTAAGTAAATCTTTCATTTTTTCAATTGTATTCATATCGTTTTTTTTTTTATTATAATTAAATATACAAACTTTTATTTTAGAATCTAGGATAATTAATTTAGAATACCAAAAAATCAACAGCCATTTCCCCAGTTGGTTTACCATCTTTAGTAATTTCATAATTAGGGTCCATACCTGAATTAATAATATCCAAAATTAATTCGTTTAATGAGTTAAATTTTCTTCCGTAGTAATTACAATTTAATGAATACATATCTTTTTTATTATACTTAAATATACAAACTTTTATTTTAGAATCTAGGATTACTTATTTTTGTAAAACGTAATTCTAATTGCATCCATATTCTCTATAAATCTAAAATTACGTACAACAAATCTTGGGTGTTCTATTACATAATTAATATCTTGTGATTCAAGAAACTCGGTTACCTGTTTTATTAATGATTTAGGTAATTGTATTTTGATTGATGCTGGATTTTTATAATAAATGTATTGTTTATTAAAGTTATTTTTAAGGAATGGTTTGATAATGTTGTGTGTAATGTTTATATCTTTTTTCATAATATCAATATACAAATTATTTATTTAGAACCTAGGATAAAAAATATTCTACAACCTGATCAAAATCATAAATTTCATCCTCATATTCAACATGGAATTCAATATCATAATATTTACATTCATCAACCAAATATTGTAATGTAAGTAAATCACTGCTGACAACCTCAGCATAATATATCTGATTTACCTCATCATCAATTTCAATTGTAAAACCTAATTTACTGTATTTATTTATTTGGTCCTGATCAATAAAGGCAAAACATTTAAATTCATTGATGTTTAATGACATTGTTGATTCATTGTGTATAGGATTTAAATTTAATTTATTCATATTTTTTATTATGATATAATTATACAAATAAATTTTTAAGAACCTAGGTTAATCAATCTCATCTAGCAGCCAAGGCCACATTTCAAAAACTTTTGAAGCATCTATTTCAATCAAAGTTATTTCAACTTCATTTGAACTTTGTTTAACTTGTTTTTTGTTATAAATTATTTTTCCCCAAATTGCTTTTGGTTCTGAAGTTTTATCAGTTATTTGTTTTGGTTTAAAATTTCTTCCCATGATTTACCTTAATTTAATATATAATCTTTTCCCCAAATATACAAACCCTCAGTTGAGAACCTAGGTTTAAAAACAACGGTTAACCGTATATACTTTGTCGAGGGAAAGGGGTGGAGGGGTTGGGGAATATACTTACCATCCCCACTCTTCCCCAAAACACATACTTTCATACTTGTCACCTACTAACTTACACAATCCTACCTATCTACATATATCAATCACTATTTATATCCATTGGTCACACTTTGTTAATCCACATTCATTTAATCTACACCCGTTAATCTACATTCTGTTAATCTACATTTTTATGTGGTTGATCTACAGAACGTTGATCTAAACCCCACACGGTTGATCTACACTATGTTGATCTACACTATTGAATGTTAATCTAAATACCTTACATACATAATAAAATCATTCAACACCGTTACTGCCTCCTCTAATTCCCCCACCCTACAGTATGATTCCACATCATTAAGATATAGTTCTTTCCATTCATTTAGTTTGGTTATCATTTCTGATTTACTGAATGATGGTGTGATGAAGTCTGAATTGTTATTATCTATTATTTCTTTATTTTCCCCACCCATGTTATTATAACTTTTTAGTTAATTCAATGATAAATGCTACAAGGTCAGTTGTGCAATGTCCCATTACATCACTATATTGTTCACATTTAACTAAACTCATATGGTTATCTTCTTCATTTAAGACATACCAATTACCACTTTCATCCCAAACAGCTACCTCTGCTGTGGTTTGACCTTTATCACAATGACTATATTCACCAAACATAACACTAATTGTACATCCATTTGAAAATGTCATTTGGAAACCTTGTTGTTCAACCTTATCAGTTATTTGATTTTTTACTACTCTAAAATTTTCCATATTATTTCTTTTTATTATGGTGTGATTATACGAATAAGTTATTTGGAACCTAGGATAAAAAATTATTGTTTGTCTCCAAATGTTTCGTTGTAGTATTGTTCTACTTCTATTTCTATCAGATGCGGTCTTCTATCAGTGTCATCAAACCAGACAACTGCATCTTTAATCTCTTCCTTGTGCATTGCTTTGGCTTTGGTTATTATTTCTCTAATTTCATCCCATTGGCTCATTGGTATATAATCAATCTTTTGGTTTAATTCTTTAACCAACCAATCAATACTACTTTGTTTATTGTTGCTCATTGTTACCTCCTTGTGTTAAATTATATGTGTTTCAAATAAAAAATTATTTTGTAAACTTGTTAAACTTTCAAACCAAAATAATTTATCAGGCAATCCTGCATAATGAATAAATGGTTTCCATTCTTCTTTGTCAAACCATAAAAATCTTTTTGTTATATGTAAATACTCACAAGCAAATTTTCCTCGTTGTTGTTTAATTCTAAATTGTGGTTTACTCATTTGTTGCCTCCTTGGATTTTATCACGCATCCATTTTGCACCACAATAAAAGGCAAGTCTATCATTTGCCCTGTTAGCATATTCAGAATCAGGAAATTGTAATAATCGCTCTTCTCGTATCTCCTCATCACTTGGTAGTTCAATGGGTGTTAAATTTCTAACAACCTCGTTAACATCTTCAAATGTTATTGATTCTAAAAATACTTTTTGTAAAGCATTTACAACTTGTTCTTCTGTGTATAGTTTCATACTTTGTTTATTGTTGTTCATATTCTTTATGGTTATATATTAATTCACATATCCAAACATCTTGGAATTCGTAAATGCTACAGTAGGTTTCTGCATCTTCAAAGGTTTCAAAAATTTTAATGTTTCCATTTTTGTGTTTAAAAAACTCATTGTTAATGATGTCTACAATTATGTATTGTTTATTGTTGCTCATAAATATTCTTCTATAATTAATTTTTGGTGCATTATTTCTATTTTTTCGGTGTATGTGAATAGGCAATTTAAATCTTCAAAACATACACCCGTCAATAATACAAAAATTGATTTTGCATTTATACGAGTATTAACATCTAATGATTTAAACCACTCCACGCTACTTTGTTTATTGCTCATTGTTACCTCCGTAGATTTCTTTTAATAATTCTAATTTTTTTTCAACTGATTTTAATGCTTCGTCCCAAATTTTTTTACGTTGCTCA